ATTAGCCGGGACGGGCTTATGATATTTGGTAACACCAAATACAAAAGTCATATCGACGCCTACATTCAACTCCAGATTTTTGTATGGATAAGGCATAATCACGACTTCACTCGGCGCCCCGCGGAATCTCCTCATCTTCACTCGCCAATGAGAGCTTCTCATGAAAGCCATCTCTTCATTCTCGGGAATTTGAGCATCCGGAAGATATACTAGGCAAAAATTGCCTAGTTGGAAGTCCCCCTTCTTGACAATCCCCCGCCATTTTCCTCCGGGACCACAAACAACCGTCGCGCTGACGATGAAATCGGCATTTTCGATGGGATCTAAGGCAATGATCTTGCCGATATAGACTAAACCATTATCCATTCACTCCCTCCAAGAATCGATTCTTCATAATCTTCTCCGTCTTTGGAAAAAGGTTAGAGCATTGAGTGCATTTCACTTTGAATTCGATATTCTTGATGCTTCCGAGGAAAAGATTGAGAATATTCACAGTGACATGATCAATATCGAGATGCTTGCATGCTTCTTTCTCTTCTTGAGAGATCCGAATTGCTTCATAAGATAAGAGCAAAGGCTTCTGTCTTCTATACTCATTCATTTTCTCGGCTCTTTAAATTCTTCCCGCATCAATTCACACCATAGGCAATTCCCGGAATGTCCATCATAGACGTAAGGAGCTTTGCAGATCTCGCATTCTTTGAATTCGGTTCCCTTGGGGGGATGTAATGTGTATCTTTTTTCCATGTCAATCCGTTTTACATTGGGACAACCGGGATTTGAACCCGGGACCTAGAGGTTATGAGTCTCTTGCTCTAACCGCTGAGCTATTATCCCTTCATCAAAATTTCAACTTTTCTTTCGAGCTCTTCAACACGGTTTCTCAAATGCTGAATAGGAGAATTTACATTCTTATAACTTTCTTGCCTAATGGCATCGCTTCTCTCTTGAGCAAGTTCAGCATTATAACTTCTAATGCCGCCATTCTTTCTTATCTCAATGCCAACTGCCACCGCGGATCTCTCTAGAATCTGGGCGATGTCTTTTATCATCGTTCCGTGATCAAGAAGCTCTTGGATTACTTGTCTATCATGTAGGTCCATTCTAAACTTCTTCATTTCTCTTTCAATTCATCTTTAAAGAAGATATCACCATCAATGAGAACAGCTCCTTCCCATGAGACAACAACTTCTGCCGTGGGATCTCCCTCCCATTTCCGGATAGCCTCCATGACATCTGAGAAAACCAGCCTGGCTAAATCTAATTTTTCTTTTCTATCCATTGTAAACCCGCTTTACATAAGTTATAGCAAGTTATACCCGGTTATAGCGATTTCTTGGTATAACTGAAAATAAAAAGCCTCAGACCCTACTCGAATCTGAGGCTAATAAAAACTGCTATCGACCGCTAAGACGCTCTTATCTTAACTTCGCCCATCATCTTATTTCGTGGGAGGATTTATGTCAACAAATGGCTTAATCAAATTAAACTCATAGGAAATTAGGTCTTTCCCTTTGCACATTTCATCGAATTCATTTTGGGTCATCTTGGTCATGAAATGATTTAATGAAATATCTTGCTTCATCTTCTCATCCACATGAAAAGTAAAATAGTCACAGCACAAAGTTGTATGAGATGTTTATCAAGGAAATCATATAGGTTCATTCTTCTATCTTCTCATGATTCGATTTTTTTGAGGAGGGTTTTTTGAGATGAGAGGAAGTCATTTATCTTATGTAAAGCAGCTTTACTTCTCTTCCACCTTCTCCAAACACTCTTGGCATTCGCATTCTATTGCATGTAAAACATCATCCATAAATTGATTGCATTCCTCTTGCTCTCCATGCCTCTTAACAAGCCCGCATCTTCTACAATCCACCACATCACTCAAAGGAATATAACTCCAATCATGCTCTCTCATTCTTACCGTTATACATCATTCGAAAAATTTAGGGAGAATTTTTTTCTGAAGTAGGATTGAATGCGAAACAGGTAATCCTTCTTATCTAAGCTGATGATGATTCGTAGCGGAGGGGGAAGAATTTTTTTAAGAAAGTGGAGTTAAATGTGAAACAGGGCATCTAACCTAACATCATGTTATTCACATCAGCGGGGGGAAATTTTTTTCTGAATTGTTATTTAGAAGTGATCGGGGGCATGAGATACATAAATCTTAAGTACCGGTACTGGTTAAGGATGCACCCCCCTCATCTTTTTCCTGTTTGGATTTGGCTAGGGGTGTCTAGCATCTATCAATACATTACTTGATTCACCATCCGCTCGCTAGGTGAATAGAGACAAGCACACTCACACTATAGTGTCGAGGGCTTAGTTGATTCGTTTGCTTTGTTGAGGATGAAGTCAAAGGCAGCTGTTGCTATATCCTTAGCTGCATGTTGAGCCTCTGATTGATCGTAGCCCCTGTGTCGACCCTGTGTCTTTAGCAGGAAGATTTGAAGCGTTGTATCATTAGATTCTTCAGCACGTTCATAGACGACAGCCTCAAGCTTATCAATTTGCCTTTCCCTAGCATCTGCTAAAGCTTGACCAAGATCGGAGTCATTATCGCATCTATTTCTAATAGCATACCTTGTAGTACCGAGCCTATCAGCCACCCTACTAAGGTTACCATTATAGTCTTTGATAAGCTCAAGCATTACAGATTTGTCAAGTGGAATGCCTGGCAAAGGGCGTTTAGCTTTTTCACCTATCTTATTGCCTTTCTTAACTGAAGGGAAGCCAGCCATTAATCACCTAGATAAAAGATTAGATAAACAGAAGATAATCAATCTTGTATTTAGCAAAGTAAGAAGCTTAAACGGCATTGCATGCCGATACGCTATGTTCAAGACTGAGTATAATCAATCGATAACATTAAGCACTTTTCTTGTCAAGTGGGCAAAAATTGCCTAGTGACTAAGTCTTAATGATTTACGGAATACTGATTTAAATCCTTGTTAAATATTAGGTCATATGATAGAATATACGTCATAACAAGTGGAAAGGGGCGGTAACGGGCTTACAAGAGTAAGTCGTACAGTGTAAATCCGGAGTACTGGTTATGAGAACACAAAACAAGGAGATTAAATCATGGGTATGATTTTAACAAAAGATAACAAAGAATTGATGATTAATCTAGGGACTGGCCAGCTATTCACTAGAGATTTAAAAGCGGAAGAACTTGACGCAATTGAGAAAGCTCGACGCTTTGAAGACTTTAAGAAAATTGTAAATGCGTATCCCAATGCTGTGGCAAAGCAATTAGATTGCCTCATTGAAGAAGGCTTTGATCTTGAAGAAATTGCAGATTTTGCTTTGAGATTAGGAGTAGAAGAAGATTCGATCAATGGATGGCAAGAGGTTGAAGCATGAGAATAAGAATTAACACAATATACGATTTAAGAAGATGTGTAAGTGAATGGTGTCCTCATCTTGAACTTGAGAATTACAAGCTCACTAGAGAGGAATTAGACGAAGAAATTGCATGGGATTTACTCACCATCTTCGTTAAAGAACATAAATTCAAGATGGGGGATTATCTTCCTCGCTTTGATGATGAGATGTTTATTAATTTGTACGCAAAATATGAGAAGGAATGAAATGACTTTACAAGATCAATGCCAATACATGGTTTTAGCTTTTGAAACGCCTACAATGCCAAGACTATGCCCAAGAATGTGGCTAGTAAAAGAATCGGCGTTGGATGAACTTAATGCTTTTCTCTTTATGGGATATGCATTTGCTGATCTTCTCACGATTGATCTAAATACCAAGGCAATCATCGGGCAAGAGAGGTTTGCGGGAGCCGAGGGACTAACTAAAGCTAAGGCAATAAATGAATAGACTTAAACAAATGGTCGTAGGACTACATAATTTACACATTAAGAGGACAAGACAAATGAGAAAAGAATATGCGAAACACTTTGAGACAAGAACAAGAGTTGACAGCGGTAAAACTTTCATCGCTTGCAAAGACGATGCACCCGAAGAATTGAGGGATCTTATTCAACACATTCACTTTGATTTATTTGAAAAGGCATTTCCAAGCGACTGGATCTATTTGACGATTTTAGAGGCCTTTGAAGCTCTTGAAGATGATCCATTAGAGAATATCAACATTGAGCCTGATGTCTACTACCATGAGCTTTATAAGTGGTTCGGTGAGCCTATTGCACATATTCTTTGTATTGAAGCTCAAGAGGAGGGCTTATGCGAAGGGAAAGGGATCTATGAGATAATTGGCACTGCTCAATTCCTTGCTAAAGAAAAAATCTATCATGCCGTCAATGATTTTATTGATGGTGAAGATGATGAAATCACCGAGGAGGAATAATGTTGACATGTAGATATATCATTAAAAAAGAAGGGCAAAACATGGAGGTTCAAATACATGAGTTGCCCTCACTAGAAAGAGGAATACTGTTCGCGTCTGAAATGTTAGCATTCACGGGCGATAATGACAATAGAATTGAGTGGGTGCATTTACATTGCTTTAAGAAATCGCACTCCTTTTATCTACATTTATTTGAAAATTCGAGAATAAAAGAGAAGCCGTGTCTATCAAAACATTTTTAGGCCTTGAGGAGAGAGTCAAGATTAAGAGGTATATTGATAATGGGTATTCCCTTTTTCTTATCTCTCAATGCCTCAAGCGTTCAAAAAATACCATTATTGTAGAGGTAAATAAAAACGGGGGGAGGGAAATATATGACCCTGTTGCAGCTCAAAATAATGCTGATTTAAATAAAAAGATAAGGCTAAAAGCATTGCATAAGGGGAGAAATTCACAGACTCAAGGACGCACTTCCTTTAAGGAGAGAATTGCTAATCTTGAAATGCAAGTTGAAATATTAACAGAAACAATTAGGAATTTAAAGAGATGACATTACAGAAAACTAAAGAATATGACAAGTTCATTTTTAGAGATGATAACCGCCTTAAAATTGATCAAGCCCATGTCAAAAGACTAGTAGAATCCATTCAATCTAGAAATCTTCTTGATCTACGGCCCATCATAGTCAATCAAGATTATGAAATCCTTGACGGCCAGCACCGTGTTCTTGCAGCTAAAAAGCTGGGAGTTGACATTTACTATGTGATTGAAGAAAAGCTCCATCATAAAGATATTATTCTTATGAATGTAGCTAAGAGTTGGACGTTAGCCGATTCTTTCAATTACCATGTAAAAAACCATTACCCCGAATATGTGAAATTAAAGGAATTTATGGATAAGGAGAATATCTCTTTATCAATTGCTATCCACATGACAATGGGAAGAAAGAAAGATCAATTCTTTAATTTTAAGAATGGTAAGTATAAATTCAATGTTGATTCAATCGGCAAAACAGACATTATTTGGGATACGATTAATTACATTAAGTCAATTAATGGAAAATCCCTATATTGTTTGACAGCACGATTCTGGAAGGCCTTAAACGCTCTTTTCTCTCATGATGACTTTGATCAAGATCAATGGATGCGCAATCTAAAGAAGTTCATCAATCGAGTAAATGTGCGGGCTACTTGTCCCGACTACTTAGAGTTATTTCTTGAAATATACAACCACAGATTGGCCGTTAAACTTGAATTGCCGAAGGAATAACATGAAGAAGTTTATTAATATATCAACATGCAATAATTGGACTGATTACCATGATGAAGATGAGAATCTATGGAGAAGGGAGGAAGTGATCCCCAAGTATCACTTTTACAAAGTCTTCCCCCATGGATTAGTTTTTCAAGGCTCAATGAGTCAAGCAAAGGGAATCGAAGGGATAGAAAGGACTCATCAAAGATTTTTAAAAGAGGAAAGAAATGTTGTTATCCATTCCGTTGATGGAAAAGTTAAAAGCTAATTGGGGAATTCCGGCGGAAACAATGGAATGCTTCGCAGAGGCAAGGCTTCTTGATCCGTCAAATGGATGGGAAGCCTATTTGCTGGCCCTTAGCGACGACGAAGATACTTTTGTATGTCTTATCATGGGAAAGCTTGAACAAGTCCCTACAAGCGCTCTAATTGAGTCTTGTAACAACTGCGGAGAATATCTGCAAATTGATAAATCTTTTCGCCGAAGACAAGCAAAAGAGATTTACAAAAAAATGAATGAGGGAAAATGGATAAACGAGATATAAAGCTTTTCCGAGCTTATCTGGAACTAGATCAAAAAGGGTTTGCCGAGCGAGTGGGTTGCTCTATTAGTGCTATCATGAGATGGGAAACAGGGCGATTTGAGCCGATGGAAATTTACAAAAAAAGATTAGAGGAGTTAATGAAAGAAAA